GTGTTGGATATAATCCAAAAGCGGTGACGAGTGGGTTAGTAATCTACCTTGATGCCGCTAACCGTAAAAGTTATAGAGGTTCAGGCAATACTTGGATCAATCTAACATCTAATAATGCTACATTTACATTAGCAGCGGCCAATGCAGCCGGTGCTCAAACTGTAACATCTGTTTACAATACCGCAAATTCATCTTTACAATTTGATGGTGTAGATGATTACTTGGACTTCTACACATCCAATTTAAGTTCAGCTACAACTTGTACAGTTGAAATGCTTTGTAAACTAAACGCTCTTGGCGCTAGAATGATGTTTGGATTCACATCATATGATATTTACTTAACAGGTAGTTCTCTTGGTTATAACACCGGTAATAGTGATACGTTTGGAATAAGTTCTGCTGATGTTTCCAGTTTGGCACTAAATGGCAATTGGGCTCATTATATGTTTGAGATGACTAATAATACTTCTCAAAGTTCTAATCCATATACCGCAAATAAAATTTATATTAATGGTGTTTCCAGACCTTTGTCACAAATTTTTGGACTTCAAGCAGGTTCTAATAGAACATTTACTAATGGTGCTGGTAGAATAGCTGGTTGGAAAAATGATGATAACTATAGAGGTTTTTTTGATTGTTCGTTTTTTAAAATTTACAATCGAGCATTAACTCCTGCTGAAGTACAACAAAGTTTTAATGCTGTACGTGGAAGGGTTGGCATATAATGGCACTATCACATGGAATATCTAGAGCTAGATTGTTAGAAGATAGCGGTCTTTATGGTAGAAGATATGTTGGATACTACAATGATGTTTACACATTTTTTGTTCCGTCATTGTATCATGGAGACACAAATCAAACCACAAGTATTAACTCATTTACAAGTAGTGCCGACAATTACAGTTGGATGTGGTTGGGTTATTTCTTAGCACCAACGACAGGTTCATATACATTCTTTACATCTTCTGATGATGCGAGTATGTTGTGGTTAGGCAGAGATTCTGCTATCAATACTTGGAACGCCTCGACCGCATTAGTTAATAATGCTGGTGCTCACGGTGTTATTGAGACCTCAGGAACAACTAACTTGGTTGCTGGCGTTATGTACCCTATGCGAATAACTTTTGGTGAAGCAGGAGGCGGTGATATTATAACAGTTTCATTTTCAGGACCAGGTATTGCAAAAACAACAAATGGTGCAGGCTATTATTATGGCGGCACCACTTTGTGGAAAATGTTGAATGGTGCTCTATGAGTGTACAATCAGGACCTAATCTTATTGAAAATGGACTTGTGCTATATTTGGATGCAGGTAACAGAAAAAGTTATCCTGGCTCAGGCACCAATTGGATAGATATGAGTGGTAATGGATTAAATGCTACAGGAACTGCTGCAAATATTTCTTCAACTGGAGCAATTGCTGGAGCATCTTGGACAACTGCCACAACCAGCATTCTTAATACTGATACACATTCAATTTTCTTTATGATGAGAATGAATTCTTCTGCGACCTGGCCTAATGGTTTTAATGGTAGTTTTGAAAAAATGTTTTCTTTTAATGCCGGCGGCGGTGACCGTAGTCCTAGTGTATGGCGATATCCAAGCCAAAGATATATCCATTGGCGTTACAATCCAGGTAATACTGGTGCAGATTTTGGGCCAAACAATATTGGTGGACTCGGAGCTGAATTTGTTTTGAATACTTGGTATTATGTTGGTGTTACTAAGAATGGCGCAGTCGCAACATCATACAGTAATGGAGTTAATCTTGGATCACAAACAGTTGCCAATCCTAAAGATTCTGGAAACGCACCTATAATAGTAAACGAATCTTATACAAATGGTTTAAATAACATAAATTGTTTACAAGTTTACAATAGAGTTTTGACACCAGAAGAAGTTACTCGAAATTTTAATTCAATTAGAGGTCGGTTTGGAATATAATAAATAAGCAACTATGCTAGGAAACCAACACTTTTACAACAGAACCATACGTAAAATCGTAGTGGCTTTTGGCACTTTGTTTAACGACATTCAGATTGTTCGTTACAACAAAGACGTTAATCAATCTTATGAGACATATAAAGTACCTCTTTCATATGGACCAAAAGAACAATATATCACACGTATTACAAGTGACCCCGATTTAACAAAGTCTATTGCCACTCATGTGCCACGCATTTCATTTGAGATGACTGGCATGGCATATGACCCAAGTAGAAAAAAAGTATCTACATTACAGAATTTTGCTCTTAATGCTAACAATGGCCTAAAGACACAATATGCACCTGTACCATATGATTATGAGTTTTCATTGTCAATCTATGTAAGAAACACAGAAGATGGTACACAAATTGTAGAACAAATTTTGCCATTCTTTACACCTGATTTTAATGTTACAGTTGATTTTATTCCTGGCATGAATCAAAAGTATGACCTTCCAATTAAATTGGAATCAGTAGCTACTAACGTTGAATATGAAGGTGACTTTTCTACAACCAGATTGATTGTTTGGGACCTGACATTCACAGTCAAAGGTTACATTTGGCCACCAGTTAAATCTGGTGGTGGTTTGATTGGTGCATACAGTACAACTGCTGGCGCATATGGGTACACAAAGACAAATATCTTTATTGATACACAGTCTCGTAATGCACAAAGAATGTATGTTGATTATGCCAATGGTAACAATGTGTTTACCACAGGAGAAACAATCAGAGTTGAGAATAAAGACGTTACTGGTAAGGTTGTATACTTCAGTAACACAGAAAATGGTGTTCTAGTCCTTGGCGAACTGAATAATTTAGTTACAGCAAATGACTATGTTCTTGGTGATTACACCAATTCAAGGTACAAAGTAATCAGTTTGGATTTATCACCACTAAATGCAGCTGAGGTTATTGTTAGACCTGATCCTGCTAATACAGCACCAGATGACCAATTTGGATTCATTGATGAAATTACTGAATGGCCTGACACATTGATATGAAAAAACTAAATGAAACTTTATCGGAGGTTTTAGATTTAGAACCTATCGAAACAACCGCAACAGAGGTTGTACCAGTTACAAATACTGCGGTGAATGATGACGCTGATTTTGCTAGACAAAATATTCGTGAGTTAATCGAAAAAGGCAATTTAGCAGTTGACGGCATTCTGAATGTTGCCAAAGAATCAGAACATCCAAGGGCATATGAAGTTGCCGCCAATTTGATTAAAAACCTATCAGACTTGAATAAAGATTTGATGGAGATTCAGAAGCGTAAAAAAGATTTAGACCCACAGGCCGCTAAAAGAAGTGGTGATGTGAATGTAGATAAAGCAGTATTTGTCGGTTCAACCACAGAACTGGTCAAGTTTTTAAAGAACAATAAATAAGGATTACCATGGAACAATTAATCGAACAACTAAAAGTTATTCTAGGCACTAACTTTGGCCTGTATTTGAAAGCACACAACTATCATTGGAATGTTGAGGGTAATGATTTTCCACAATTCCATGGTTTTCTTGATACATTTTATACTGAAGTGTTTGCTCAGAATGATCCGATTGCCGAACACATTCGTTATTTAAATGCATATGCACCAGGTTCTTTCAGTAGATTCTTAGAACTATCTGTTGTAGAAGAAGCAACTACTGTGCCTGATGCATTGACTATGATGACCACTTTAAAGATGGATAATGACAGATACATTATGCAACTTCGTGCAGGCATTGTTTTAGCAGATGAGGCTGGTGAACCTGCGGTTGGTAACTTCTTGCAAGACCTATTAGGTGCTCATCAGAAGAAAGCATGGATGCTTCGTAGTATCACGAAATAATTATGGATGCTGGTGGTTACCTTGGTAATGCAAACCTCAAGAGGACAGGCGTTGAACTGTCCTATACTGAGGAACAAGTTGCCGAAATTATAAAATGTACTGAAGACCCGGTCTACTTCATCAAGACTTATGTTAAGATTGTTAACGTTGACCGTGGTTTAATTCCTTTTGAAATGTGGCCTTTCCAAGAGGACATGGTCAACACATTTCACAACAATCGTTTCTGTATTGCAAAGATGCCTCGTCAGGTTGGTAAAACAACCACAACAGTTGGCTATATGCTTTGGTCAGTTTTGTTCCAAGATGACTACAGTATTGCGATTCTAGCCAACAAAGGTTCTCTTGCTCGTGATATTCTAGGCCGTATTCAATATGCCTATGAGTATTTGCCTCTGTGGTTACAACAAGGTATTATTGTTTGGAACAAAGGTAATATTGAGTTAGAAAACAAATCAAAGATTGGTGCGTTTGCTACTTCTGCGGCTGGTGTTCGAGGCGGTTCATACAACTTAATTTTCTTGGACGAATTTGCTTTCGTTCCTAAGAATATGGCTGATGAGTTCTT